GTAGATGTAAATGCTTTAATTGCTTTCAAGCAAAAAAAAGAACAAGAAGAACTTGAGGCGAAAGGCAAATATGAAGAGGCTACAGAAAAACTAGCAGCCCAGTATAGACAAGCAGAAGAACAGCAAAAGCAAAGAATAAACCGCCAAGAAAGGGTGAATCAGACGCAGATAAGGCAAAACGCAAGAGTTTTAAGGCTAGACACGCTAAAAATATTGCCAAAGGTAAAATGTCAGCAGCTTTTTGGGCAGACAAGACAAAGTGGAGCTAGTATTGTGAATAATTGTAAATTTTTTATTTATGGCAGACGAAGTAATCAAGCCTGATAACTCAGCTGAAATGGCTGCATTGAAGGCAGAAGTTGAAAGACTAAGAAAATCTAATAGTGAAATATTAGATGATTACAAGAAAGCTAAGGAAGCTGCAAAAGCTGTTCCTCAAGATGTAGATGTAAATGCTTTGATCGCTTTTAAGCAAAAAAAAGAACAGGAAGAGCTTGAGGCTAAAGGAAGATATGAAGAGGCTACAGAAAAACTAGCAAATCAGTTTAGACAGGCAGAAGAACAGCAAAAGCAAAAGATTGAGCAGTTACTAGCAGAAAAAAGACAGCTAGAGGTTGAAGCCCCAGCAGTAACAGCACTTGCTGATGTTGTACATGACCCTCAATATGTGTTGAGCCGTATAAGTAAGGAACAGCTTGCTAGGGAAACAGATGGCACAGTTGTTGTTGTTGATGGATACAACAGAACACCAGTCAAAGAATGGGCAATGTCTCAAATGCCTCAATGGGTACAGAAAAACCCAAGACCTCAAGGCGGTGGAGCTACAACAACAAAGGTACAGACTGAGTTTGTTGCAACTGATAAAAACCCATTTGCACCAGATTCATTTAACCTTACAGAGCAAGCTAGGTTATATAGAACAGATATTAATAAATATAATATGCTCAAAAACGCAGTAACAGGTTAGTATATAGACAACGTGGTTGTGCCATGTCAGAGGTTGTGCCTCGAAGTAAACATATCTAATTAATTTCATGGCGACAGTTCGCAGTGATTTAATTATTCCAGAGGTGTTTACACCCTATTTGATTGAGGCTACTACACAGACAGATAGCTTTCTTCAAAGTGGGGTTGTGCAACCTTTGGCTGAATTAAATCTTTCAGCAGAAAGAGGTGGCGATTTTGTAAAGATCCCATCATATTCTGCAAACTTATCAGGTGATTTTGAAGTTTTAACAGACTCAACATCATTAACTCCAGCAAAGATAACAACAGGCGATCAGATTGCCGCAGTCTTACACAGAGGAAGAGCATTTTCCGCAAGGGATTTAGCTAGTCTTGCTGTTGGAAGCAGTGTTGATCCTATGGCTGCTATTGCTCAGAAAATGGCTGCTTATGTAAACAACCAGAAACAGAAGGATCTATATTCTTGCTTGACTGGTGCTTTTGGTTCTATCAATGCAAACTCAAGTGCTTCAGCATTATTTGATCTAACTATTGATTCTGAATCTAGTGACACACCAACAGCATTGAGTCCTAGACACGTTGCAAAGGCTCAGTCATTACTTGGCGATCAAGGTGGCAAGCTTACAACAATCGCAATGCATTCTCGTGTTTATTACGATCTTGTTGAAAGAAGAGCAGTTGATTTTGTACTAGCTACAGATATCAATGGTGGTGGTGCTACAGCGTCAGGTGGTTCTATACAGAACGCATTTGGTAGCCCAACAGTTCCAACATTTATGGGTCTTAGAGTTATCGTTTCTGATGACATCCCTGTAACTAACACTGGAAGTTCCACAGAGTACTCAGTGTTCATGTTCCAGAACGGAGCAGTTGTAACAGGTGAGCAAGCTCCAATCAGAACACAGACAGATAGAGACATTCTTGCTCTTGAGGAAGCAATGGCTGTTGATCTTCACTACATATATCATCCAGTAGGTTTGAAATATGCTGTGTCAACAGTAAACCCATCTAGATCAGTTCTAGAAACAGTAGGTTCTTGGTCGAAAACTTACGAAACAAAGAATATCGGTATCGTAAGAGCTACCGTTGTTTCTAATAACGACTAGAGGTAATCAATTATGTCATCTTTATTTGATGTAACTGCTGGTTCATTAATCGGCCCAACTACAGGTGGGACAGTAACTCAAGCATCTAACAAATCAACAACTGTTGTTCTTAATGCTGAGTCTGGTCAAATCACCATGAATGGTGCTGCTTTAGGTGCTGGTGCAGAAGTTAGCTTCACTGTCACAAACAGCAAAATCTCATCTACTGACGTTGTTCTTGTAAACCATAGTTCTGGCGGTACTGCTGGAGCTTATATGGCACAAGCCAACTTAATTGCTGACGGATCATTTAAAATATCTGTTACCAATTTGACAAGTGGATCTGAGTCTGAAGCAATAGTTCTTAGCTTTGTTGCCCTAAAGGGTGCATCTAGCTAGTGGCTATATTTGCTTTTAAGCGAATGAGGGAACAGAATGAAGCTGCTCAAAAGGCGGCTTCAGTTTCCACATCTAAGCCAAAACCAAAACGTAAGTCTAAAAAGGTATCAGTAAATGGCGATCTCAATAGTAGCGACAGTCGGTAGTGCTTCAGCCAACAGCTATGTCACATTAACTCAGGCTCAAGCTTTTATAGATGGGCTAACTGAGTCTGATGATGTTACTGCATGGGCTAGTAGTACTGACGATCAGAAAAACAGGGCTTTGTTTACTGCAACCCAAAGAATTGATCGTGAGAAGTTTTTGGGGGCTAGAGTTGCTGATACACAGGCACTTGAGTGGCCAAGATCAGGAGTAAGGAAACCTGACACATACACAAACTTGTATGGCTTAAGCTTTCCAAATAGGTTAGTCGCTGACTATTACCTTGATACTGAAATTCCAGATCGTGTTAAGCACGCACAAATTGTTCTTGCTGTTTATTTAAATAACAATAAGGATGGTATCGGTCTTAGTGGTTTAGAGGATTTTGCCTCAGTAAATATTGGAAATATAAATATAACTCCTAGATTTTATGGGGCTGTGGGCATTGATCGTATTCCACCGATTGTTGACCACTATTTAATGGGTATTAGAATAGGTGGAAGAGCAAACTTACAAATCAAGAGGTCTTGAAAATGGGCTACGGCTACGACTATCCAGCAGCAATAATCATCACAGATCATACTCAGGCATTTACTGGTAGATTTGGCAAAGTAGTTGCATTAAAAAATTCAACGGTTGATTTAGTTGCTGAAAACATTAAAGAGAACACATCTTCGACTATTTCTGCAATACCTTTGCATCATTCAGCAGAGATTTGTGGTGTAATTACAAGTGTTCAAGTTGCAAGTGGTGACGCTGTTATTGCTTACTACTTATGAGCATTGCATCAGCACTAAAAAAGGCAACCTCTAAGACTATCAAAGCTCTTGGTGGTGACATTACTTATAGAAGAGTGACGACTGGAATATATAACCCTACTAGCGGTTCAATGAGTGAAGTCAAAGCAGATGTCAGTATAAAGGGTGTTGTGAGCAACGTATCAAGGTCTGAAGTAACTGACCTTGTTTCTAGTCAGGACAAACGACTAACTATATCTGCTGGAGATATAACTTTCACACCAACAACATTTGATCGGGTGGTCATAAGCGGGACAGAGTATAAGGTAGTTCAGATTAATACAAATGAGCAAGACAATACAGCTATCAGCTTTGATATTTTCTTGAGGTAGTCATGGCAAGACAGATTAGAGTAGATCAAATTGATGATTTTTTTGAGGAACTTGTTGTTGATCTTGTTCAAGCTACTACCCTTGAGTGGACTAGAAGAGTAAAAAAAGCAACTCCAGTAGATACTGGCAGACTGAGATCAGCATGGCAGACAGATATCAAACCTTTAGAAGGAACAGTCACAAATAATGTTGTTTATGCAGAGCCTGTTTGTTTTGGTGTTAACTTACCACCATCATGGGGTGGTCAATATAGAACAAGACAAAACACTGTTGCTGGCTTTCCAGAGCTTATAGGTAAGGAACTTGAGCAATATGTCATGCAACAACTTAGGAGGGGCATCTGATGGCAGCTACAGACCTAAACACAGTGAGAGCCACTATTGAGAAACGTCTTAATGATGAATTTAGAATAGGGCCATCAATACCTTTGGTTTTTAACAATGTCCCTTTTGATGCCTCTACTGTTGATCAATATATACAATGTGTTACTAACTTTGGATCAAGTGAATACCTTACACAGCAAGCACCCAATTCAAGCACCACTGCAACAAATCTTGTTGTGGGTCTTATTACTTTTAATATTTATACAGAACAAGGACTAGGAGCAGGGGCGAATTTTGATATTTGCACAAGATTAAGAAATTTATTTAACAGAATAACAGTTTCTGATGTACGTTTTGACCCACCAGTAGGGCCAGAGATATTTCAATCTACTCCAGAGGGTAAATTTCAGACACAGATTAGAATAACATTTGAATTATATGAGGCACTTGTACCATGATTGAAGTAACAGAAGAAATGCTTGACGCTATTGAAGCTGTCAAAGGTAGAAGAGATCCAAAGTATTGGGATCCTCAATGCAGACGATATATGGAAAGCCAAAAAACAAAAGCTGTAAAAAAACCAAAAAAAGGTTAATATAATTATAAATATTTCTTTTTATCGTTATGGCTGCTGTAAAAGGTGATGTCGGGCAAGTCAAATTTGATGATGGCGGCTCTTCAGTCAACCCAGTATTAGGCACTAGAGAATGGTCTATGTCTATCACTAAAGATACCCAAGAAACAACTGTTCAAGGTGACACTTTCAAATCTTATGTTGGTGGACTTATTGAAGGTGAGGGATCTGCTGTTCTTCAATATGACAACGCTGCCTCTGGAGAGACTGCAACTTTTATGGATGGAATCTTGACCACTGGTGACGCTGCAACAGCATCTTTTGAGCTTTTTCCTGACAGTGCAAGCGGAACAAAAAAGATTAGCTTTAGCGGCCTTATAACAAACTTTGAACAAGGCTCAACTATAGGTGATGTAAGCACAATCAACATCACATTTAAGCCATCTGGCACAATCACATCAGCAATCTAAAAAGTAAAATTCTTCGCATTTATTTATGGCAACTGAAAGAACCGCAGACGTAATTCTTGGAGCGTTTCAAGATGAAATGACTGCAAGACGTAAATATGACCTAAAAGATTCAAAAGGAAAGGTCACTGCTACTTTATACTTTAAGCCAATCACAAGATTTGATCGTGTTAAAGCACAGCAGTTAGCTGGAACAGATGAGGCACTTACTGTCTCAACTCAACTACTTTGTCAAATGGCAGAGAAAGAAGATGGAACACCAGCTTTTGATATGTCAGATGCTCCGAGACTTCAAAGGCTATTACCAGAAAAAGTATTAAATGATCTTGAATTGTTTTTACATGACATCAAGCTTGATATAGAAACAGCAAAAAAAGATTAAAAGAGGATAGTTGGCTTAGATTTGAACTATTCCTCGCAGCAGAGCTAGGTAAAACATTAGAAGAATTAAGAAAAGGTATAACTCAGGCAGAGTTAATGTATTGGGCTGCATACTATGAGGTTAAGACTGAGGACGAAAAAAAAGCATTGCAACGACAAAAACGCATTTCGGGGTAATATAGAGTAAAGGTTTTTTTTTATTTGTGGCAGAGGCAGTTGTTAGATTAAGAGTTGATGCCAGTGGTGCAAATAGAGCATTGAATGGTGTACAGAATCAGACAAATAAATTACAAAACTCATTTAATGGCTTAAAAACTGCTATCGCTGCAACTGGTATTACTTTATTAGCAAGAAACGCAGTTAAGACATCTACAAGCTTTGAAAGGTTAAACGTAAGACTTAAATTGTTAACTAAAAGCAGTTCAGATTTTGCCAAGTCCCAAAAAATTGCGGCAGATGCTCAGAAAGCTTTTGGTCTTAGTGCAACTGAAGCTCTCGAAGGAATAACAGATATAACAGCAAGATTAGCTCCACTTGGAACAAGTGTTGAAGATATAAAAACTGTATTTTTTGGATTTAATACAGCAGCAAAATTAGCTGGTGCTTCAGCCGTAGAATCATCAAACGCATTTAGGCAACTAGCACAGGCTCTTGGCTCAGGAAGGCTGGCTGGTGATGAATTTAGAAGTATATCTGAACAAGTCCCAACAGTTCTTGCACCGATAGCAGAAGAGCTTGGAGTTACGATTGGTGAACTTAAAGGATTAGCTGCTGAAGGCAAATTAACAAGTGATGTTGTTTTGAGGGCTTTGGGAAGAATAGGAAATGAGGGAAGCGGATTTTTAAAAGAATTATTAAAAAATGATCCTACGCAAGTATTTAAAAATCTTAGTAATGAGACAGAAAATTTATCTAGAGCCTTTGGTGATTTACTTAAACCAGCAGTATTAGAAGGCACAAGACAACTTACAAGATTTGTTGAGGCTACAACTAATTTTGTAAATTCTGACGCTGGCAAGGCATCACTATTAATTGGTGGAATTGCTTTAGCGGCAAAAGCTGTAGCATTAGCACTACCTATAGCTGGTGCTGCTTTAGCTGCGGCTAATTTAAAAGTTATTGCACTTACTTCGTCTTTGATGGGTTTGAAAATTGCTTTAGCTGGAACTGGTATTGGTCTTTTAGTTATAGCTCTTGGAGGACTTGCAACTGCATTTTTCAAGGCAAGAGGAGAAGCAAAAGCATTTCAAGATTTAATAACAGAAGGAGGAGAAGAAGAAGTTACAAAAGCTCTTGAAAAGCAAACAGAATTAGTCAATAAATTAGCGAAAGAACAAGAAAAAGCAAGAGGAAATGCTCAAAGAGGGGCAAAGAGAAAATTAGAGGAAGCTCAGGCAGATTTAGAAGCACTACAAAAAAGATTTGAAACATTAGAGGCAGAGAAACAAATAACAGAAGAGCAAAAAAAACAAAATGAAGAAAAGAAAAAATCAGCAGAATTAATAAAAAAACAACAGGAAGAAACAGAAAAACTTAAAGAAAAATTTATGGAAATAGGACAATCAATAGAACAAGGGGTAGTTCAAAATCTTACAGACGCTGCAATGGGGACAAAGACTTTAGGTGAAGCTGCAATTAGTGTATTAAATGATCTCAAGAGAAAGCTTATTGAAGTTGCTATGCAGCAAGCAGTTTCTGGTCTTGGTCAATTCTTAGGAACTGCTCTTGGTAGCATATTTGGCGGTAAGACTCCAACCCCATCATTAACTCCCACACAACAGGTATCACGCTTTACTTTTATGAAAGCAGATGGTGGGCCTGTAAGAGCTAATCAGCCTTACATTGTTGGTGAACGTCAACCTGAGCTATTTGTTCCAAGAGCCTCTGGAACTATAATCCCATCTGTTCCTATGGGTGGACAGTCAGTTACAAACAATATCGTTATCAATGTTGATGCCTCTGGCACTGCTGTTGAAGGTAACGATCAAGAGTCAAACCAGTTTGGTGAGCAGCTTGCCGCAGCTATACAGGCTGAGATAATAAATCAAAAACGATCTGGAGGTTTATTAGCATAATGGCAACTTTTCCAATTACTAATCCTGTTTATAATACAAGGATCAATGCAAGACCAAAAGTAAATACTTTGAGTTTTGGTGATGGTTTTGAACAACGCTTGACGGAGGGATTGAATCAGAATCCTTTGTCTGTAAATTTAACTTTTGAATTATCGCAAACTGACGCAAATACAGCTATAAGTTTTTTAAATGCAAGGGTAGATGATGGGGCATCTTTTGATTACACATTGCCCAGTGAATCAACTTCAAGAAAATTTGTCTGCACTTCTTTCCCAAGATCAATACCATTTTTAAATAGAGTAAGATTAAGCTGCGTATTCAGAGAAGTATTTGAACCCTGATGGCTATACCTTTTACTGAACTAAACAAAATCAATCCTAGTTCTATTATTGAACTTTTTGAGTTAGAGCTTACTGTTGGTAAACATATTGCTACGGGAAACCCACAGAATTTGCCTACTGTTTATAGGTTTCATGCTGGTGCAAACCTTAATTCGTTTGGTGAAGTTATTTTTCAATCAAATTCTTATCAAAGAGTAGCAGTGAAAATTGAAGGTTTTGAAAGAAACAGCACAGGTGTTTTGCCAAGACCTACAATTACTTTTTCCAATTTAGGCGGTATTGTACAAAATCCAAATACAGGATTGGTGGTTACTATGAGTGATTTTTTACAGCTAGTTAATGAAGTCACTCCGCATAATGATTTAATAGATGCAAAAGTTACAAGAAAAATGCCATTAGCATCTGCTTTAGATAATTCTAATTTTTCCTCTGGCACTAATCCATTTGGGACTCCTAGTGCAGATAGATTGCGTGACGAGATATTTGTTATTGATCGTAAGGCTGTTGAGAATAGACAGGTTGTTCAATTTGAACTTACAGCAGCACATGATTTAGAAAATAGATTAGTACCTCAAAGAGTCGTCACAAGAGACTTATTCCCAGCCGTAGGCACGTTTGTATGATGAGTGAATATATTTGGGCTACTGAAGCTTTTGACCATGCTACAGATGCATATCCAGAAGAATGTTGCGGACTATTAATAAATGTTGATGGTGTCGAAACCTATTGGAAATGTAAAAACATATCACAAGCATATAAAGAAAAATCTTTTGTTATAGATCCTTTAGACTATGCCGCTGGGGAAGATCAAGGAGAAGTTCTTGGTATCGTACACAGCCACCCCAATGGCGAAATGGCTTTTAGTCATACTGATAGAATGGCTTGTAAGTATTTAGATTTACCTTTTTATCTTGTTGAACCTAAATCAGAGTCTATTATTGTTGTATATCCATCTGAAATAAATGATTAAATTAACAATTTATGGAAGATTACGAAAATTTATTGGACAGTCTAGCTTTGAGATAAAGGCAAAAAGTCCAAAGGAAGCTTTTAGTTTTTTAATCAATAATTTTCAAGGAGTAAGAGAACATATAAAAGATCAAGAGTATTGCATCATGGCTGGTGATATAAGGATTACTGAGGATTTATTAGACTTGCAAACAGAAAGTGATATAAAAATTATCCCAGTAGTGCATGGTGAACTTTTCTTTCTAGCTGCTGGTGCTTTATTTACTGCATGGGGAGCAGGTGCAACAATATTAGGAATAACAATAGGTGCTGCTTTACAAAGCACATTTTTGGCAATAGGTGTCAATATGCTTATCTCTGGTGTAACTGATATGCTCACACCTGATCCAAAGCCATTTGGAGCCGACAGGCAAGAAGATCCTCAAGACCCTAGTTATTCTGTCACAGGACTTTTAAATAATTCAAAACAAGGTGTGCCTATTAATATTATTTATGGTGAAACATTGGTAGGTAGCACTGTTGTTAGTTCTTCTATAGACACTTTTCAAGTAGTAAATGAGGACGCATAAGAAATGCCATTTGTACCAAACAATGTAGACAAGATTATAGGAGGTAATTAATCATGTCATCTTTATTGGTTATCGGTGGTAATCACCTGTTTTCTAGTAACAGCATCCTGTATTCTAGAGAAATTCCAGCAGTTATAGACTCTGACAAATTAAAATCTATTGATTTTGGTATTGTCGTTGATGCTCTAGGAGAAGGTCAAATTGAAGGAAGTGCAACAGCAAGTAAAGCTGGAATAACTGACAAGACTAGTGCAGCTTATAAAAATGCTTTTCTAAAGGACTTATTTTTGAATAAGACCGCTGTTCTACAGGCTGATGCCGATAATACAAACCCAGATACATCTGAATTTAATTACCAAAAAGATTTAATAAAATTTGAGTTTCAAGATGGTACAGCTAATAATAAGATTCTTTTTGCTGCTTTTCAGCAAAGTAGCGAAGTAAGCACAGGAGACAAGGGGCAAGAATGTACTTTTCCAGTTGGAGGGTCAGCCACACCTCGATCAGCAACGATTAGTGATGTTCGCATTGATACCGTCCAAGTTAAAGTCAAATTTGATCAGTTTTTTGTATTAAATTCAGCCACAGGCAATAGAGAATCCACCTCTGTTAAAGTCATAATAAAAGTTAATCCTAATAATGGGGATGAAATTACAGTAATTGGTGCGGATGATTCTGAAATAGTTAAAGGTAAAAGTTTTAATCCTTACAACAGAGATTATGGTATTGATTTAAGAGATTTATCTGGATATAACACGAACACTTCTGGAGCTTCGGGTTCATTCTTCCCAGTAGTTGTAAGCGTTGAAAGAGGAAATGATGTTGGAGATGATAACACTTTCAATACAATGCGTTTAGCAGAAATGCGGCAAATTATAAGAGAGTCAAATAATTATCCGAACATAGCTTATACAGCACTCAGATTTAGCTCTGAGTTGTTTCAATCTGCACCAAACCGCCGTTTTCGCTTGAGAGGAAAACTTGTAAAGATACCGCATAATGCAACAGTTGATCTTACAAATGGAAGGCTCACTTATAGTGGAACTTTTAATGGAACTTTTAAAACTGATAAAGCATGGACAAGTGACCCAGCGTGGGTTTTATATGATCTTTTAACAGATGCTACAAGTGGCTGTGGATTACCAGAATCTGAACTAGATTCCTATACTTTTTATGGGGTTAGTACATATTGTAGTGCTTTAGTTGATGACGGAAATGGAGGGCAAGAACCACGTTTTTCAATAAATGCAAATATCAATAATAGACGGGATGCAATGGCACTTATTAAAGATATTTGTTCTGTTATGAGAGCAATACCGTATTACGAAGAAGGCACAATAAAAATTGCTCAAGATGCACCAAAAGACCATGCAAACCCAAGTGCATTAAGTTTTGATTATGTTTTTAATAATGCAAATGTCTTAGGTGGAGATTTTTTATATTCCAGTTCATCTTCCAAAACTAGGTTTAATGTTATAAATGTTTCTTATTTTGATCTAGAAACACAAGAGATAGATTATGTAACTGTTAAAGATAGCACTGCACAAGAAAAATACGGAACACAAACAAAAACAATTAATACTTTTGGCACTACTTCAAGAGGTATGGCACAAAGGGTGGGAAAATGGTTTTTACAAACACAACAAAATCAAACAGAAACAGTTACTTTTGAAACAAATATTGCAGCGGGTTCAATTTTAAGAATTGGTCAGATTATAGGTATTGCAGATAGAGTAAGATCTTCTACTAGGAGAGGCGGTTTAGTTAAAGCTGCAACTGTTTCACAAATAACTTTAGATGATGCTGCGGCTACAAATTTACCAGATATGAGTGATAGTCCACAAATAAGCTGTATGCTTTCTGATGGTTCTGTTGAGACAAAAACAATATCTTCTTACTCTGGCGGAGGTTTAGTAAATGTATCTTCAAATTTCACTTCAGCACCAGTCACAAATAGTCCATTCATTCTTGAATCAGGAGAAATAGATGTTCAAGCATTTAGAGTAGTAAATATAAAAGAAAATACAAAGAAAACATATACAATTTCTGCTGTTAATTTTAATGAAGGGAAATATGCGGCAGTTGAAGATGGTGAACAACTACCAGCAAAAAATATAAATATTCTTTCAAGTATTTTGCCATCACCTCAAATAGTTGATGGATCTGATGGAACAAAAGCAATTCAAGAAATAATTGTTTTAAATAACAATAGACCTGTTCCGAAACTTTTTATTGATTGGCAATCTGTTGAGGGTGCATCACTTTATCAACTTATTTATACAAAAGATGATGAAAACCCAGTTGTTGTAAACACTCAAGAGTCAGAATTTGAAGTTTTACCTTCTGAAGCTGGCACTTATAAGATACAAATTTATACAATAAATTCAAGCGGAGAACGAAGTGTAACTCCTACTGAAGCAACTATTGATACTTTAGGTCTTACTGCTTTACCTGAGAATCCTACAGGTCTACAAGTAGAACCATTAAATAATGCACAAGTAAGATTGTCATGGACTAAAACAACTAGTCTTGACGTTGAATTTGGTGGGGCTTGTGAAATAAGACATTCTCCCAACTCATCTTCATCAGCTACTTTTGCAAACTCAACACCTTTAAATGAAAATATAAATGGAGCAACAAATGAAGCAATATTGCCAGCATTAACAGGTACTTATAGTCTTAAATTTCGTGATGTAGGAGACAGATTTTCAGCAACAGAGGCCAAAGTTGAACTGGCACTCCCAGAAATGGAAGATCAATTATTAGTAAAAAGTCAAAGAGAGCAAACATCTTTTAGTGGTAATAAGCCAAGCGGCCATGTATCTGTTGTCTCTGGTGCTTTACAATTAACAAACCCTGCATCATCACTAACTGGCACTTATGAATTTGCATCTGTTTTAGATTTTGCTGCTGTTTATCAAAACATAAGACTAAAAAGACACATAATTAGTGAAGGATTCTTTGTATCAGATCAGTTTGATTCTATTCCTGATTTAGATGCTCGATTAAATTTTGATGGTGCTGGCAGTGATCGTTTGAAAAGTAAACTACAAGTTGAAACATCACAAGACAACTCAAGTTTTACAACAGCACAAAATCTTTTTAATGGATCATTTAGTGCAAGAGCCTTTAAATTTACCAGTAATTTAATTTCTGTAGATGTCAATGAAAATATAAAATTTACAGAATTAGGTTTTGATGCTTTCTTGCCATCAAGAACAGAAAACAAATATCAATCTGGAGGTAATATTATATCAACACCGTTACAATCAGGAACTTCAGCAAGTGGCCTTGCAGTCGTATTTGGTAAACCATTTTTTACAGGAACAAGTGCTATAGGAGGATCAACTACTGCGTTTTTACCGTCAATAGTTATAGCTCCAGAAGATATGCCAAGCGGTGCATTTTATGAGTTGAGTGCCATTTCTGGGTCAGGGTTTACAATAGTATTTAAGAACTCATCTAATACTGTGATTGATGTGAAATTTACATTTCAAGCGTTAGGATATGGCAAGGGGGCTTAATTAAATGACTAGAGTTAATTCAACTGGCAAAGAGTCTGGAAGTAATTTTTCACCTGATAATGGAACTGGACTTGCTGTAAGAACAGCAATGAAAGATATATTTGAATCTCTTAGAACAGTTAACAGTGCTGCTGGTGATCCCTCTGGGGCGGCTAATCTTGCAGCTTATCAGTTACATATAAATACAGATAGTAATTTACTTAAAATAAGAAACGGAGCAAATTCAGCATTTATTGAGCTAGGAAATGTAAGTCAGACTAACTTTGGTTTTTTATCAGCAACTGGTGGCACAATGACAGGTGCTTTTCTTGCTGATGATGCTGGTACAGCTTCAGCCCCAGCATTAAGTTTTGACGGTGATACAGATTTAGGTTTGTTTAGAAAATCTGCAAATGTGTTGGGTTTTTCTGCAAACGGCACAGAGCGTATGATATTTGACCAAAATGGTCTAACTTTACAGGCACAAAATGAACTTAGGTTTGCTGACTCTGATTCTAGTCATTATGTAGGTTTTAAAGCACCAGCAAATGCAGACCCCGATGGCGATGGCAGTGTTATGTGGACATTACCTGCTGAAGATGCTGCTGTTTCTGGCTATGCCCTTGTATCAGATGCCTCTGGTACTTTGTCATGGGCTGCTGCTGGCGGTGGTGCTGTTGGTAATGGTAATGAAATATTCTGGGAAAACGATCAAACGATAACTGGTGATTATTCAATCACTAATAACAAAAATGCTGGAAGTTTTGGGCCTATAACTATCCAAAGCGGGGTCACTGTTACTATTGGTTCTGGTGAAACATGGACTGTGGTATAAAAGTGTATATAATTAATTTAAGGCTATAAAATTATGAGTACATTAAAAGTCAACAGCATAATACCAGTAGCAGGTGTACCGACAGGCGGTGGTGGTGGAATAATTCAAGTTATATCAAACACTACTAAAGATGCTGTTGGTTCTATCAGTCTAGCTGCTCACGCTAGTGGTGAAACAAATTTTGTTGACATACCTAATCAGAATGTCACT